CGGTTTACAAACATCATGTTCTCTTCAATAGCACCTTGCTTATCAAACTCTGCTAGGATAGCGTCAAACTCAGCTAAGTCAGTAGCAGCATTAACTCCAGTCACACCAGATGTTACGTTTCCACGAGACTCGATAGCCGCGAATAAACCTTCAGTACCAGCACCGCCTGCACCAGCGTCAGCAGCGCCCCTAACTTGACTGTCAGCACCAAATCCAATAATAGAATTACCAACTGTCTTTTCAGACTCAAGCATAGCCATCTCTAAGTAATCAGTGAAACGAGCACGAGTGTCTCCTTCAGCTTTTAGATACCATAGGTAACCGTTCTGACCTTCTTCACCAGTAACCTCAACCCAACCGATTTGTGAAGCATCAGATCCAGAGATCTCGTAGTAATCCTTCATAATGATTGGCTTGTTGCTGTACGACTTGAAAGTCGGTGTTAGAGCAGTACGCTTATCAGCTTCAGTAGCACCAGTAATACCAGCATACTTTGCTCCTTTACCGTACTCAGAACCTACAACTAATAATACAGAACCACTATCAGTAGTAGCGTGTCCAGTAAGATCAGCTTTATCATAAGGCTCAACTGTGATAACAGCTGTTGCTGGAGTCTCTACAACTAAACATTTAGTTACGATACCTGCAGTAGCGATAAGTACGATATCGTTTACACGAACACCGTGATTAGCTACTAAGAAACCGTTTTCAGTGTCAGCGGAACCATCGATATCAGTCACAACTGTGAATGTACCGTTAGTATCGCCAGCAGTAGCTACTGTACCTACGTAAGATAAGTGTAGACGAGATTGCTCAGACCATACCACTTGATCAGCGGTCATGCTCTCTTCAGCTCCTACTTGTGAAAGGAATCCCGAGATTGTTCTTTGTCCGAACACCTCAGCTTCTTTTTCCATAAGATCTGGTAAATATTGTTGCTCCCAACCGGTAGAACCGCCTGCGAAGTCAATGTAGTTGCTTGATAAAGTCTGCTGCTGCGCAGAAGGTACTTTATTTAACAACGTTCCATTTGTAATTGCCATTTTAAATTGTTTTTAAATTGTTATTTTTTATTTTTCATTTTGAACTTAAAAGAGGCAGAATCATCACCTAACACTCGAACTTTCATGCCGCCGGTAGTCGTATCTTTATGTGAACCTCTAGGATCCATATCAATATTCTTCGACTTCCGAACACTGTCTTTCAGTGCATCGGCTTTTCCTTGTTCATAGAAGTGTTGAGCAACTGCATCGGAATTCATAGCTGTATATAACGCCTTGTGGTATCCTTTAGCATCCGAAAGCGATTTATTTTCATCGACAAACTTTGACATGAAATTGTTTATATCACTCTGCTTAGCTCTTGTACCATCGACATCCTTAACGTTGAATCGATATTTTTTTTCTCCGACGTTGTATTCAAAACCTTTGAATTTGTCGTTAAAAAGATTATTAGTCTTTTGTTCAAAAACATCACTACTACGTTTGACAGCTTGATTAGTCTGCTCTGACTCTTTATTGTATCGGTTGAAGAAATCAATTGCCTTCTGCTGCTCACCTGTGAGCTTGCTTCCAGCTTTAATCTCTTCGTAATATTTAGACTTTTGCCCGTCTAAGTAGGTCTTGGCCTCGGCAACTTGCTCTTTGAGGGCCAATTTTTTACGTTTAATATCTCTTTCGTCATCTATATCTTCATCGTATGAAAATCCATCTTCTATAAGAAAATCAATTTCATCTGAAGCTAGATGAGGTTTAGTTCTTTGGTAGTACTCTCGTAAAGCATCTTGATCACTTAAATCACTAGTGTCTTTATTTAGCTTAACGTAGTCTTCTAGGTCTCCACCTGTTTCATCCATAAAGTCTAGCAACTTCTGAACATTTTCTGGTATAGCTTTCCCTGACTCTTCATTTGCGTCAAGAGCTTCTATTACCTCTTTTTCTGTGACAGTTTCCTCATCGGTAATTTCCTCAAGGGTTGGTACCTCATCGCTAGCGTTCTCTTCTTGTGTAACTTCTGCAACAACTTCTTCGAGATCAGTTTGGTTCTCATCTACTGTTTCTGATTCTGTTTCTATAGGTTTACTTAAATCTATTTTAATGATACTATCATCATCTTTGCTTTCAAATTTACTTAAATCTACTTCGGGTTTCTGCTCCTCAGCAACCTCTTCTTGAGGCGTTTCTTGAGTGACCTCTTCGATCACTTCTTCGTTTTTTACTTCTTCCATAATATAATATAATAGTTATTTAATAATTTACTGCGCCCCAAAGGCTTCTAAACCAAATCCACCACCTATAGTATCATTACCTGCGGATTCAAACTTTTTAGGCGGTTTTCCGCTTTTTCTTTGGTCTATAAGTTCGCTTTGTTGGGATGCTTGTATCTTTGTTCTTTCGTCCTTTCTATCTTCTTTTTGGCTCTCTCTATCTTTGAGCCCACTAACCTCAATACCCTTCAACTGCATGTTGTACTGAAACTCAAGTCCCATAAGTTCTTTTTTAGCAGCCATCTCTAACTGTAACTTTTGAGCATCAGCCTGTGATTGAGCTTGAAGCAGTTGAACTTTACTCTGTGTAATAGCGGATTGCTTTTGAACTTCTGCTTGAGCTGAAGCTTGAGCAGCCGCTTGGTTAGACTGTGTTTGAGCCTGTATGTTTTCTAGCTGCTGCTGTCTGTCACGTTCTATCTTCTTGTTACGCCTTATCTTTAGCAGCTGATTAGCTAGTTTTAGGTTTTTCACTTCTCTAATATCTATAGCGTCTTCTAGTTCAATACCACCTTGTTGAAGAGCCATTTGAACGTTGTTTTCTAGCAACTGCTTTTCTTCTTCGTCAGGAGATAGTTCTATAAAGATACCAAAATCATGTAGATGCAGTTCTGATACCTCTTCTAATTTTGCTACATTACGGTGCCCGATTGACTCAATAAAAGCTTTCTTAGTGGGTGAATACTCTATAACATCAGATATCCTTAATGATAGCTTTTCAGCTGTTTCAGCTGTAAGAAGTAATCCAGCTTGCAGTATATGCCTTGTAGCTGTATTAGAGTTAGCTGCGGCTATTTTCTGTATTCCAACTAAAGCGTTTTTATCTGGCGTGCTACCATCTCTAGCCTCATTTAAACCAGTGACGTCACGAATCATCTGCAAGTAATAGTTGTACGTCTGTATCAAAGACTGTAGCTTAGCGCCTTTGCTGCTAGACTGTATTTCTTGAATAGGTACTTTACCAGGGTTCATGTCACCCTCAGAGGTAAAACTTCTACCTATAACGCTACCAGTCTGAAAGAACATGTTAAGAGCTTCCTGTGGGTTATAGTTAGTGCCATTACCTAAATCAATCTCAGCTAGACCATCCGCGTCTAAGTAAACGCCATCTGGAACCATCTTAGCCATAACTTGCTGTAGCTTGAGATGAGTAAGCTGTATCATATCAGCAAAACCAGTTATTCTACTAACTAAACTTTTGATTCTACCCTTGTACATCCTAGGAGCTACAATACTGTAGTTCATTTTAACTTTGTTAAAATCACTCTTAGAACGAATCATGTTTTTAGACAACTCCCACTTAAGTATTTTATCACAACCAAGAACCATAACCCCATCGTAAAGAACTTCCAACTTCTTAGCTTCTCTAGTAAAGTTACCGTCCATATTCTCCGGAGGGTTAAACCTATCAGTTTTTTCTATAGCTTTATCTCCTCCGCTACCTGTCTGCTTAATCTTATAAACCTCATTATTGTAGGTTTTGTAATTAAAATAAAGTACATGCACAATGTTGTCATCTCTAAGACTACTTCGTGAATTATATCTATAAGTATTATTCTTGTTGTTTTTGCTTACAATTTCGTCAATCTCACTATCCGTTAAGTGAGGAAACTCTCTAACTAATTCGTTTATAGGTAAAGCTTTAACTTCACCAACGTAATATATGTCTTCAAAATAAGGTGATTCAGTGTGAGAATAAACAACGTTAGCTGGATCAACATAATCCACTACAACGCCTTCCGATTTATTAAACCCTGTTTTAACAACTCCAATACCTAAGACTGTTAAATCATGAAAAAATCTTTTCTTAATTAATTCATAGTTATTTCCTTCTAGTAAAACGCTAATAGCTTGTTCCTCTGCTATCTCGATAGCCTGTTTATACTGCAACTGCATATATAGCTGCAACTCTTCATCTGATTCAGGTAGAACCTGCATGCTACTTTGCGTGGTGTCAACACCTAACTCCTGCATCATTGAGCTATCAAACCCCTTCATTTGCATGTCACCAGTAACAGTGTCTATAAAATTGTTTCTTTTCTCTGACCCACCAGCATCTATAGAAAAAGCTTTTACGTCATATGTTCTTTCAGCTATACCGTTAACGACTATATCAACAAACTTAGATATAATAGGTACCGGTGTCCAATCTAAATTAAGATACGATAAATCACCGTTAATAGATAACTCATCTTTATACTTTTGTATAGACTGCTCTCCACGAGCGTAAAGCCTAAGTTTATGAAAATCATTGGCACCTGAGGCGTGTTTGCTTAAACTACCCTGCTCGTTGAACCACTCAGCACTTATAGCCTTAGCGATTTTCTCTCCATACTCAATAGAGTTTTTTTCGTCATCGCTAACGTTTTGCTTTGGAAAATTAACATGTACTGACTCAGCCATATTTTACTTTATTATTTGGGAATTAAATCCCTTGTTGTTGTATTTAGATATATTCAGGTCTAACGGTTTTCTTTCTACTTTAGCGTTTGGTGCATACAAATGCCTGTTACAAGCCATGATAGCTAAACCAGAACTTATAGAAGCGTCGTGCTTCGTTCTTTTATTTATATCAAACTTAGCCCAGTCGTTTAACAACTCGTTAAAATATACTGTTCCATAATTACCTTCACCTAAATGTCCTACATGATCTTGTATATACATCTCTATAGCTGAGGCGTGAGCTTGTTTAATATCCTCACTTGAGTTTGGTATACCACCCACTTCTTTTTCAGCAACTGATAACTTCTTCCAAGTTTTATCTGGTCTGTTCATGCTATAACCTCTATAACCTCTTCGGCGTAAATAGTACAGTAATCTAGGTTTGTTATTCTCTGCGAGTAAAGGCATACCATAAAACACTAATGCCATTAACACATCTTCAAAAAACATCTCCGCGGTTTGTGGTCTTGCTATATACTCTAAGAAAAACGTACTCGAAGGCGCATCTTCCATAGAAAATTTTGTTAATCCGTGGAGCGCCCCTTTCGATCCTTTGCCATCAACAGTACCGCTAATATCATAACTGTCACACCCAAACGCGCCAACATGATCATTCCCTGGGAACTTAACACCATTTTTTATTATCTGTTTATTCTGCAAGTGAGATGGGGGAACCCAACTAACTTTAAATCTTCCACCTGGATCTGGGTGGAAAACAACTTTAGAATCCTTAACACCGTTAACCCAACCAAAACTACCTGTCGTGGTGTGAGCAGCGTGTCTACTACCTTCGTTGTAGTCTATCTGCTCATATATCTTCATTAGGTTAAAGATACTGTTTTTACTTTCATCTCTGAAAGCGTGTTCCGTAGTTCTAGGGAACTGTCGGTAGAACTCATTCAAAGCATCTTGATCATCTTTTAATCCTTCAGCTTCATTCTCCCAACTGTCTACAACTCCAATATCTATTAATTCACCGTCTGGTCCCAGTCGTTCTCCATCACGTGGATTATCAAAGACTGGAAATCCGAATTCGTCAATAAATCCTTCATAGTTCCATTCCATAGGGACAAAGAGAGAATACAAGCCAGACTTTGTTTGTCCATTACGGTTTCGCTTAGAAACATCTGAGTCATTGAATAATTTTTTAAAGTTACTACCTCCTTTATCTAACGCGTTTGAAGTAGATCCCATAAGGCATTTCCCTACGATTCTACTTCCAAGTCTTAAGCAAGTTTTTGTTACTCGCCAGTTATTTAATATATTATCAGGTCTCTCCCACTTACCACTCTCATCATGTACCAGCAGACTTAGCTTTTCACCGTCATAGCTGTTATCACCTGTATTCTTCCAGTCGATCGTTGTATCAAGACCAGCAAGCTCCTCTAGCTTCTCATTACTTTGAATTTTCTTACGAGTAAACTTCGTAGAAGGTACTCGGTATGCCAACTCAGATTTCGGACGATCCATACCATCCTGTATAGGTTTAAAGAAGAAAGGGTAATTAATTGATATAGGTACCACTTTATCTGTAAACATTTTCTTCGCATCGGCACCAGACTTAGATAAGATCCCATATCTACTATCACTCGATATAGTGGCTAAGTTAACTGTTTCTGCAGAGGACATAAAAGAAAAACCTGAACGACGGTTCTTAAGGTAGCACATTCCATAGCATCTCTTATCTGCCTTGCAGGCTTCCCAGAATATAAAGAATAGCCGATTGGCCTCTCTAAAGTCTGGTGCACCCACGTCGATTTTACTCCATTGAAGATACATATAGTGACTACCAGTTATGTACGTCGGTTTACCGTTATTGGTGAACCAGAAACCTTCGTCTCTACGTCTGAACTCTTCGTCTATATAGTCATGCCACTTCTCCTTTTGTTCGTCTGGATAGTTTCTCCAGTCAAATATAGTTTTTAAACGGCTCAACTCCTTAGGTTGCTCTATCTTACCCCACTTATTGCTTTCGTGATTGAAAACTTTAGTAGGTTTAGGTAAAGCTATTTTAAAACCCTGTATATCATATATCTCACCTATAACACCAGTCTTAGATAAAACCACTATATCGTGATCTTTATCGTAACCATACTTCCACTTCTTACCTCTATTTAACCTTGTAAGAGTGGTTTTCTTTATAGGCTCTATTATTTTTAATAATGTCTGTTCGTACATTACTTAGATCTTCCTTCAGCAAAACCCTTAAAGACGTTCGCTTTCTTTTCTTCAGGCTCTCGGCCCTCAAGCAAGTTCTCTTCTTCTTGGATTCTGGTTAATATCTCAAAGGCATCGAAGATAGCAAGCTTTTTTGTAGCAGCAGCGTTCTTAAGTCTGTCCGCGGTGATATCATCACCTGAATCAACGATAGCTTCTTTAGCTACTTTGATTAACTCCTCAACGGCTATCTGCCCAGCTTGGATTATACTCTTCTTCGTCTCCTTGATATTCATATTTAATTGTAATAAAATTAGATAAAACTCGGTACATCCTCTGACCATCCACCACAAACTCAAATTCACTGCTAGGTCTAAACCCAACTAAGTCCCCTTTGAAAACAGTTCCATCTGAGTATTTTACGATACCCACTAAAGGTCTCTCTTCTTCCATATCATAGTCACTTACAGACTTAACAGGTTTCACAAAGCAATACCCTTTCGGACAGATCCAACCCTTATCCCTTTTATACAAAAAAATCTGATCTGGAGAAACTAAGTACTTATTTTCCTCAAGGAAAGATCTACTGTTTCTTTCTTTACCTTTTACGTCGTGCCACCTTCTAAAGACGTTATGATGTAATGTTACTATATCACCTACTTTAGGATTCAAAGGAGCTCCAGCACTAGGTACAGATAAGATTCTAGCTTCTCTGTTTACGTGCTGATGATTAAAAACCTCAGTGTTTAATATTAACTCTTTGTCTCCAACTTTTTTACTGTTGTTATACCTTTCACCTAATGGTTCTACAACATAGTTGTAAACTGAGTGCATTAGTACTGTAAGTTATACTCAACAGATATAGCCATGTTCTTGTTAAAATCTTTCCAAGGTATGACCGCTTTGTCTTTGCGTATATAGATAGAGTACTTGTCCTCCTCTTCTAGTATATCACAAATAGTATGACCGCCATACACTTCTTGCCCTACAGCATAGTGCATGGAGTCATTCTTGTAGTCTTTACCTATCGTAATCTTACGAATCAGATGGCTCATCTTTGTATTCGATAGTTCCGTCCTGGATGTTTATATTCACCTCACCATACTCTTTGCGAATTTCCTCTTGAACTTCGTTAAGTTGATCGTTACCCTGAGCTAGCGTATGTAGTAAATTATGCTTTTGAGCCTCTATCTTTCCGATATCTGCGTGTAGCTTGTTTACAGCGCTAACGATGTTCTGCACTCTTTCTAGTTGATCCTTAGAGATTGCCTCTGGCTTTAGGTCTATAACCTTCTTTTTTGATTTACTCATAATTATATTGTATTAAATTAAATTGTTATTTTTAAACAGGTCTATATATCTTTATACTAATATCTTTTATATAAAATACCGCTCCATCTAGTGGGAGATCTTCAACGGTAGAGAATACCACAATAGGACTTCTTGAATAATTAGGAACTGTGGCTGGTGCTGTTTCATGATTAGCGGTACTTACAGTTTCATCCATATCTACGGTAAAAGAATTACTTTTACCAACTACAAAAAAACTAAGGCTTACATCTGTATCACTTCCAGTCCATTTTCCGTTATCGTCTACGAAGTATATTTTATAAGAGAGAATCGCGTAATCTCCTATAGCTCTATCTGTTCCAAAAAGATTTCCTCGCAAAATACCTGAACTATCAGTTTGATTAGTGCCATACGTGCCTTTTAACCAATCGTTACTAGACTCCCCTGGTGCGTTTTCTCCAGCTGCAAGAGTTAATCCTGGATCTCCTTCAACACTATATTTACTCCAACCGTCTGCGTCAGAAGTAAAATCACTAGTATAGCTTGATATCAGAGTATCGCCTTCTACATAGACCCCGCTTGTTAAGCTACCACCTAATCCTAACATTATTCTCCGAAATAACAGATTACGCCACCGTCATCATCTGCTTCTGGAGTGATACTGGTCCATCTACCAAATATAGTAGAACCACCTTTAAACTTAGCGCCACCAAGTTGTAAACCACCATCACCGTGATCACTATCGTTAGTATCCGCGTGACTTTGCTCGTGAGCTGTTTGTACTGTATTAAAAAACATAGCTGGATCTTCAGCTACCAAAGCTGTTGGCGTGTTGTCTTGTATAAAGTATACTGCTATTATAACTTTTCCAGGAGGAGGTGTTACGGCTGAAGCCGCGTCACAATAAGCGCTGCCTAGTTGTCCGAAGCCATATGAGACTTCTGTTGAATTAATTCCCATTTTATTTTTTTACTTTTTCTAGTGATCTACCACCGAAGTAGGCTCCAATCACAGTTATTAATACTAATTGAAGAAGATCTACATAAGAGTCCTTCACGTTAAAATTTATCGCACCAGCATCAATAAAGATTAATAGCATCGTGCATACTATTAAGAATATAAGAACTACGGGTCTTACGTTCTTAGAAAGCCATGAGTCAGATTTTAAATCCGCCTCCCATCGAGATGTAATATTCTTCTCCATCTCGATTTCGTAGTTGGCTACTAATTCTTTTATTTTCCTTTCCGCCTCTAGCTTTTCATCTTTCGATGTGGTAAGGTTATCTAGTACTCCACCTACACCCTTAACGAGCTCAGCTGCACCACCAGAAAATATCTTACCTAATACACTCATACACTAATCCATTGCGCTACACCCTTTACTGGTGCACTTATACGTTACACTATCTCCCTTTTTTTTACGGCGACCTTTTGATCCAGGTGATCCACCTGAATAACCTCCTTTACCTTTTTTCTTCTTTGATTTTGACTTAGAGTTGCTAGAAGATTCTGCGGCTTTTTTGTTTGCGGCATAAGCTTGATTTATAGCTTTTTGAGACATCAACCCGCCTGGTTTTGCTGTAGGTGCTCCTTCAGTCGGCGATACACCATGGTCATGGTAGAGCTCACCTCCATGTCCACTATCCTTAAACGCTGATTTTAGGTAGGGCGCACCTTTCATTTTGAATGCCATAATTTATATATTATCTGGGTTTCCCATACCTAATCTATCTATCCACCTGCCAGTTTTTCCCTTTGACTTTTTAACAACGTGAGCTGCCGCCTGTATACCTAAGCCTGTAGCTATCCCGCCTGCAATACGTTTGACGCCTTTTTTTATACCGTGCTTCTCCTCAGTCTTTTTAGGGTTATTTAGTTTGCTTAATAACTCTGATGAGGTTTTAGTGCCTTTAACATATGGTTTTGCTTCTTTCTCGCGCTTCTTATCAGCTTTTAAACTTTGACGATAAGCCTTATTAGCTGCTTTTCGTTCTGCTTTAGTTTCCTGCTTAGGAAACCCTTTCATTTTAAACCCAGATCTTTTTACCGCTGGACTTGTGTTCTTTTTAAAATTTGGCATGTTATTTTTTATTGGCAAACTTCTCTACACCACTAATACCAAATGATCCTAAAACCACCCAGACAAAAGAGTTGTATACAAATTCGTTTATCACTAAGTCTTTACCGATTGCTCCAGATGCAGTATCCACAATCATTACTAGAACCATAATAGCAAAGGCTACAAATCCAACTATTGCTTTTTCGTTCCATTCGTTCGTATCTTTAAATATTTCAAACATCTTCTTCTGCTTTAATTGCGCGTCTCTCCCACGGGAAGCTTTTATCACCTTCCATCCGCCATGCGCTACCGCTTTTTATTTTACCATCTTTCCTAGCGAACACTTGATCGCCGTCTCTCACGAAGTCTTTACCATAAGCTATTCTACCGCTAGCCATTTCCTTTACATGGTGAGTTTCGTGCGCTATAGCACGTCTGTATAACTCGCTATCCTTAGGAACATCTTTATTAACGACTATCTTGCTCTCACTAACCGCCTCAGCAGTAACACCAGGTTCTAGCTTAGCATGCTTAATAGCTACTGGCTTTACATGTCTAGCTAATCCTGGTAGAACCTTATTACGCATGTTATCTATCTTTATCTCGTATCATATCATCTATGGACTTATTATAGACCTTATCTGTATACGACTTGTTATTGAAAAATATACTTCGCTCTGAGGTTGGTAGATCCTCTTCGCCAAGTAATATTCTGTAAATCCTGCTCACTAGCTGGGAGCATTTGAAAGAAGTCTTAAACACAGAGAACTTTATACTCGTTCTATTCCTATGTCTCCAAACCTCTATCCATCCAGCTGATCGGAGTTTCTCCCACCTTTTCTTATCCCAAGAATATGTGTAAGCACCCTCGATGAATTCGTTTCGGGTAAATCTACCCTTATGATCTAGGTATATCAATAACTCTAGATCGGCATCAGTTAACCCATAAGTCTTACAGGCCCACTTTCTAGTGAGCCTGTAGTACTTAAGGATATTCATATCACGCAAATCTTGCGCTGTTAATCGCATTATGCAGTAGTTCTCCAGATTCCAACGATTCCTAAATCGTTTTGACCACTTAAAGATGGACCACCAGCAAATGTTTCAGCTCCATTGATATCTAAGTCGTAGAACGTAACAGCTCTATCATAGATACCACAATTAGCCAAAGCTTCCATAGTTTTAACTAACTCAGGGTATTTACCAGCAGTATGTATAACTCTAATGATATCATCAGTTCCTGTTCCATCAGTAGATTCAAAGTGCAAATCTGTTTGATCTAAAACTGTGCCATCATAATGAGTTTTTGCATAAGCAACCGGGTTAGCTCCTCTAAACGCAGTCATTGGGTATGCGTAACAACTAGACAATTCTCCAGCAGTAGCCCCGTTTCCAGGCGCATCATTTCTTTTGAATTGCTCAACTACAACAGTATCGTTAGTTGTCATTAGTATACCAGTTGCTACTGTACCAGCGGTACCGGCTGCAACGTTGTCTCCAACAGTTATAACTCCATCAGCAGCTCCAGAGATAAACGCTGAAACTCCAGTTAAGTTTGTAACGTCTCCAATGAACTTGTCGTCTTGGTTATGGTCAGAATCTCCGTCTACATCAAACAAGGCTCCAGTTACAAAATCTCTTGTGTAATCAGTTCCACGAGTATCGTCCACTTGGTCTCCAGCTACGTGAAGAACTCTATATCCTAAAGTTGCAGGATCTACAGAGTTTGCTTTTGATGCTGTTAATAAACCAGAGGTTGCTATCGCAAAAGTATCTAATGCCGCAACGTTAGACGTAGGCGCCACTCCAGGAGTGTTCCAGTAACCTTTCGTCCCAAAATATATATAAGGTGTTTTCATTTTTATTTATTTAAAGGATTAGTCTTCAGTTACTGTACTAGAAGCTAAAATTTGGTTAGGTAATTTAACGTTGTTCAATAAGTCAAATAAAACAGTGACACCAGTTCTACTGTCGCTATTGATTGCTGATACAGCATCATCGATTAAGTTTCTCTCCACTTTATGTGTTGCAGCTGCAGATTTGTCGTCATGCTTGAACACGATGGTATCCTCGTCGTCCACATCGTTTGAACCCTGCACTAGCAGCGCTGTAGTTGTATCGTCGATGCTTTCAAGGCCTAATACTCTGTTTTGTGGAAACATGAGTGTTTGATCGGCAGCACCCATACTTGTAAGCGTTGCTTGATCATTTACTATTAAGTATTTCATATTTTTTTTATATTTTCAAAGTTAGTTATTAAGCGTCAACAGTTGTTATACCTACAGCACTTACAGAAACAGCTGTTCCAGTAGACACAATAGCAGGATAACGCAGGTCTGTCATCGCGGCACCTAACGTTGCCCCATCTGAAGAGTATGCAGTACCTAGATCATCTTGGATCACCACGAAACCTCCGTGAGCGTTTGACATTGCACTAGCAACTGTTTTCAACACTTCAATATGAGCATCTTCAGTATGCGTTAGTGTAAAAGTGTCATACGCGGGATCTGCTCCAATATTACCCATTATACCCCTATCTTGAGGGTAAAACCTAAAGATAGTAGTTGAAGAACTTGGAGTTGTTGCCATAACGAAATCACTTGCTTTAAAAATAGCTTGATTACCTGTAGCATATGTAGCATCTTCTGCTACGTACATAAATAGCTCTTTTTCTTGAGCATTCATTGTTCTTATCATAATTTCTTAAATTAGTTATTGTTTAAATGTTTAAGTGTTTAAGGTTTCGGGCTCTTGGTTTAGGTCTAATATATATATCACACGTTTAGTGAAGTAATTACTCCACTAAAACAACATCTCTTGCTCGGATTACATGGTACATTCTATCTGCCCAGGTTATACCATGCCCAGCGTGTTTGTCGTAATATATAATATCGTTATCTTTTAGGCCTTCTACTAGATTACCTGTAGAGATAATCGTAGCTTTAATATACCTATTTGTCTCATCTAATTCTTCTGTGAGAAGCAGACCTCCAACTTTTTTAGGACCTACTTTCTCTACGTCTACTACTATGTAATCATTTATTGCTTTCATCTGCTCTAGCGTTTGAGATTACACAATCTGCGGATATAATAGTTGATACCACTGACACCGCGTTTTTTAAAGCTGACTTAGTCACTAGCACCGGATCTACAATCCCAGCTTCTACCATGTCAACACTCACACCTGTAACTACATCCACTCCATGCCCTTCANCCAGTTTACCACCGGCTTGTAACCCTGCGTTATCCAAGATAGTCGCATACGGAGCTTTTATAGCTTGCATGAGTATCTCCTCCCCTACCCCTTGGGGTAAAATTTTCTGAGAAGCATTTAACAGTGCTACTCCACCACCTGATACCACTCCTTCTTTCAAAGCAGCTTTAGTTGCGTATATAGCGTCTTCAGCTCTATCTTTCTTTTCTTTAAGTTCAACCTTAGAGTCAGCACCTACTTTAACTATACCTACAGACCCAGATAAAGATGCTAACCTTTGTTCTAGCTTCTTTTTAATAAACCCGTTCTTTTCTTTAGCTATCTTAGCTTTTACCTCTGCCACTCTCTCCGTTATCTCCTCTGTAACTTCGTCTAGAGTTATTACGGTAGACTTATCATCTGTAACCGCGTTCTCAGCTTCTCCTAGATGTTCTATAGAGATAAGATCTAAATCATCTCCTAGCTCTTCATTTATAACAGTAGCCCCAGTTAATACAGCTAGATCTTCTGTAGCGTCTTTCTTAGTGGGTCCAAATCCTGGTAGGTCAACAATATTAATTTTAATGTTACCTTTAACCTTATTCATAAGCAAAGCACTTTTCACTGATTGAGCTACTGGAGCTACGATAAGTAATGCCCTACCTTTCTTTATAACATGTTCTAGTACCGTTTGTATCTTACGTACGTTAGGTATCTCACTAGACACAATTAAGACATACGGGTTATCTAACTCAGCTATATGCTTCTCTGTATTTGTAACCCAGTGTGGAGATGTTAAACCGCAATCGATCTGAACTCCATCCACTAACTCCACGTACGTTTCCTCTGTTTCGCTCTCCTCCATGAGGACAACACCTGTTTTACCTACCTTCTCGTAAGCTTCTGCAATAACGCTTCCAAGGAAACTATCATTGTTGCAACTAATAGAGCTAACAGATTGAAGCATATCTCCCTCAACTTCAATAGCACTCTCTTCAAGATACTCAACAACTTTGACCAAACCAGAGCTAACACCCTCTTTAATCTCCCTAATAGATTTACCAGCATGTTTCTCTTTGTTTACTTCTTTTAAAAGTGATTCAGCGAGGACGGTAGCCGTTGTGGTACCATCACCCGCTTCTTTCACTGTATTACTCGCAGCCTCCTTAATTAAAGTGGCTCCTATGTTCTCAACCGGATCATATAAGACTACGCTTTGAGCAACGGTTACACCGTCTTTTGTTATGACCGGCATGCCGCGAGCATCTTCGTATATAACGCATTTTCCCGATGCGCCTAATGTGCTCTTTACGGCTTGCGCTAGCTTCTGTACACCAGCTATTATTTTACTTTTAGCGTCTTGACCAAAGTCTAATTGTTTGATCAACTCACTAGGTAAGTTGTATTCCATATTATATTATATTAAATTAAATTTGTGGTATATTAGAACGTCTTTACGACTTTTGGGCCTTTTGTAGCCTCTAGTTTCTTTGAAAAGTAGTCAATACTGCCATCTATAGCAGATTCTGCACCTTCCATAGTCTCTCTGCGGGTTACAGAGTGCCAATTTTCTTCATCTTTAGGGTTAGATACCTCCGTTTGGTAGAATCCGTTAGGTAATTGGGTTATTCGCCACTTAGATTTGTCGGACATGTGTGTCCACTCGTCTATCTCTTGTTTATTTGGCTTCATTGTGTGCGTCGTAGACGTACTGTTGTAGTATAAATAGGTCATTTTGTGTTTGGTTTTATGACTGTTTATGGTATAGGGACTTTCCCTATGCTTTATTCTTTTTCTTCACAGACTTTGTCATAGCCTTACCTGGCTTTCCAGTCTTGTAGTTCTTTAGATCGCGTAGTAAAACGTTTACATCTCCACCTGGCGTCTTAGATTTATAGTTCTTCAGATCTCTTATTAAATTTTTCACATCACCACCCGGTCCTTTATTTCCTTTCTTTGGATCCCCTTTCTTTTGGTACGGGCCAGGTAGAGAGTGCCCCTTCATTTTAAATGCCATTATCCTTCTTTTTTAGTGCCATTACCGTCATTTCCACGGTTAGACTTTATTGATTTAAACTTATTGTCTTTATGATCGTAATCTTTCCCTTCGATGCTAACACCAGCTTTCTTAGCTGCTCTCCTCTTCCTTTGATTCTCAGCCTTCTTCTTACGCCTATCAGGTGTCATAGCCGCACGCTTATCACGTATGGCTTTCATGCGCCTTGCTGTAGGTGTTAATATCTGCTTTGCCATACTTCGTATAATCACATAGATAAGTGGTAATTTAAAAAGTATGACACTAGCCTGCTACTCTTATACCTTATAGGCTATTGTCACAAAAAAGTTGTTTTGTATATATATAGTTTGTATCGCCCCTACCCCCCTGGTGCCCAGCCAGTTATATAAAATCGTTTTATTTAGCCCCACGGGCCCCCGTTTTCTATCATTTCCGCCAAAGTTTTTGCGTTTTTACAATATACTATTTACAAAGCAAATACTACTCACACTCGATATTATATATGTAAACAAACAAACACTATCAACAATGTTCAATAAACTACTACAAGAATTAACTACAATAATACTACTTGCATTCACNTTCACAATTATTGTAATCGTTGCACAAATACTTTTTACAATGTAAATACGNAGTCAAATGGATAATATAAATGTAAACAAACTACAATGAATATACACAATCTTTCAAAAGATGATTTAATACTACTCAAGTATGAACTCACTCAATACAAAGTTGGTAATATAACTACTGACGAACTCTCTCCAGAGTTAACTGAAATATTAAATGCTGTAAAGCAAGTAACTACACACTCATAGAAGTAGTAGAATAACTCTCACGTGAAATTGAATACTAAACAAAGTATACTCTTTTACAAACTAAACACGAACGCGTGTGGATAATAATAATGTAACAAATAATAAATTAATAAATACTTAATATCATGAGTCAAAATACTCTAACATCAAAGCGTTTTGTAGTACGTCAATCACTACTCGGAAAGAATACTAACATTGAAGTAACATTCAAAAATGGTAATCAAGTAACATACTCACATGACAAAGCATTTGCTATCATGAAAGATTCACTTGAAGCAATGAATTGCTGGAGTAAGTACAAGTCGTACACTGCTAGTAACAATATACCAAAAGTGTTACGTGAAAGCGATGCAGTAATTGCATAACTTCACAACAAATAGTCGAGTTAGTTGAGTGTTCCCTCGTATATCAAATATGAACACTAATATAGCAGTCATGGTGCCGAGTTGCGTTCGATTCGCAAGCTGTTACTAAATAATAATAACTATGAAATATAACTTACAGAAGATAGGTTTTATCGCTTACTTAATAGCGGTTGTGGTGATAGTAATAACTTCTATAATCAAATGACTATGCGAGTTAAACTATACAAATCAAGAATACTAACTAGTGGTTTTCGCTGTCCAGAAACAGACTTAGAATACTCTACTCTGTGGCCGAAGAAGTATATCCACAGTGAAAGTGGACCAACAGTTGAGAACACAGGTGAGTTTAGTCGTGAGTGGTGTTACGCTGCTCAGAAAGCAATACAAGATGAGAACTCTCGTCTGTACGATGAGACAGGTAGATTCAGTTGGAAATCAGGTGATGAAGTAACAATATCAAGTAAATACTACGAATCATGAACCATATAAAAGAGCTAGATAGATAACGAGATCAAGGAGATCGAGAACATAAGAATCCACAGAGTACAATAACATACAAACTAAATACGATAACTATTGGATAATAAAGATATGAAAACAATTAAATTTTTAAAACAAAACAAAATACAGCTCGATGGCGTGACATTCCGCCCATACTGTATTAGCGACTTACCAAACAACTTCGGTTGTATCAACTTCGGCGAGTCAGAAGGCGTAAGCGAATGGTTCGGTTACAAAGGTTTCACTTATATACCAGAGCAATGAATAGACAAGATAATATAAATCAAGTAAATAAATACGTAAAAACAAGTAAAATACTTAAAAGTATAGGTATAAAAGACGTGTCAAGTGATTGCCAAATTAAAAATGGCACACAAGTATGGAGATTACCATTCAAAGACGCTTATGGTTATGACATAGAATTCGCTACATATAAGTCAGGTTACGTTCGCAAGCTTATGAAGTATGGCTACTGTCCTTGCTATCAAATAAATCAAGTGCGTAAGGTATCAGGTAAGTTTCATGAAATCAAGTATGGTCAGCATAAAGGCTACTACACCAAGTATGACACGAGTGAACGTGTGTTAATACCAGAGCATGGTGACAGAATAGAGTACTTACTTAAGTTTATTCTACGTAACTACTTCGTCGCTAAACCAAAGTTTCAACCGCAACTAAATATGGATAGCTTGAATAGAATGGCTAAATACGTGTTCGGTGAGTTTGGTTTTGACTCTTGCGACTCAGATACTCAAGATAGAATA